TCTTTTTTAAATTGATTCTCTAATTGAATAGCTTGTTGTTCTGCCTGAGATGCATTAGCAGCAGCTTTTTCAGATTTAGAATTAATCTTTCTCATTACAGCTACAGCTTCAGCCATAGTATCAGCTTTAATAGCTTCAGCAATTAATTCTGGACTTACTGATTGAGAAGACATAGTAACAGCAGCATCTCTTAATTTCTCTAACTTAGTAAGATCTTCAATAGTATTAGTAGCAAATACACCTACATCCATAAGCATCATATCTTCTTCAGTAGTATTTAAATATTCGGCTGTTACTCCATCTATTAATACAGATTTCTTCATACCATCTGAATATACATACTTAGAATATTCTAAAGCACCTTGTAATAATCTTCTTTCAAATTGAGCAAACTCATAGAATATTAATTCAGTAACTACAGAAGACTGAGCTATTTCTGATCTTACTGATCCTACTCCTTGAGAAGCTTTTTGCTGTCCTTTAGTAGCAGGAGTAATACCTATCTGTTCATCCCACTTCATTTTTACATATTCAAGTAGATCTATATATAATTTAATATCAGATAGTTGAGACATATTTACAGATCCTACTGCATTATTCATACCTGATATTCTTTCCATACCATCTTGTTCCATATCTACTAATCCAAATCCTATTGATTCAGCATAGTAGAAGAAATCATCTCTAGTCAATCCTTCTTTTCCTTCTCCATTAGGTATAGCTTGTACAGGTAAGAAAGCAATAGTTCCTTTAGATTTAGCTATAGCCATTTCCAATCTATACCATAATACAACCCAAAGTTTTTGCCATACTAATCCTAAATTACCTACTGATATTCCATCCCCTACTTTACCATAATAAGATAATTTAGATTCAGCTTTATTATTAAACTCAGTAGATTGAAAAGGTAAAGGTCTTATACCTAAGAAGATAGTACCATCTACTTTGTAACATTCCCATACTTGATTTCTCCAAAACCATTCTAATTTATCTCCTCTATTCTTTTCTTCAGAAGATAATTTAAAAGTCTCATCTACTTCTGTTTGAGCTACTTGAGCAGAATCATCTAAATAAGTATGAATACCATATTTTTCATTAGTTCTAAATTGTACATGATATACTACTGCTTTAGGATTCTTTCTTTCAAGTCTCTGTATATCTTCTTTCTTATAATACTTACCAAATATCTGTAAATAGAAAGTAGGGCTTTGCGCTCCTTTCATTTTAGTGTCTAGTCTCTCAAGATCTGATTCAGGAATACTATCCCAAAATTTATCAAGTATCTCATTATAAGACATATCCATTTTCCTAACTACCCAATCAGCATCTTCTACATACTCTGAATTAGGTACTTTACCAAACCATACTTCCTGTGCAGGTACTTGATTTACTACTAATTCATTATTCTTAATATCAAGGTGCATAAAAGATTTCTTAGTAAGCATCCAATCTTTAAATGCTTTTAATAATTTCTCCTCAAGATGGTTATAATTCTTGATATACTCTAATATAAGCATACCTTGTTTAGACATCTTATCCTGATAATTCTCCTCAAAGTCTCTTATCACAGTAGTTATATCAGGTATATTCTGACTCTCCCTACCTGTATCTACTCCACTTTCATTAAGAGTATTAATAAATCTTTGATATAGATTAGTCTTAACTACTCTTTCTAATTCCATCAGTTTAGTCTGCTCTGCATCTTCAGCTTGATTTACTACTGTATACTTCAAACCTCTTCTGAACTTTTCTCCTTGTAGATAGGCAAAATTAGTATATAGTAGATTATAGAATCTTATCTCAGCAGGGAATCTCTTTAAATCATCTGAATCAGCATTGTATGGATTAGTTACTTTATCAAACCAATTATTATCTAGAATACCATCATATAATTTATACAATGTGTCATAGTCATCTTCTCCTAATCTAGCATGACCATAAAAATGTTCAGCTTGATTTATACACCAGTTAGCCCAATCCTTTATATACCTATAATCATCTTCTACTTTTTGATTATAAGTAGCCCTAGAAAAAGGTCTATCTCCAGTATTGGCTTCCGTATATTGGTTATATTCACTCATATTAATGACAATTTATAAATCTCTTCTTCTTTTTAGTAGCATCATTAGAATTAGTTCTCTTCTTATCTTTATTAGCCCTTTCTTCTAAATCATGCATAGCTACAATCATAGCAGATACTCTATCAAAGTTACCAGTAAATTTGAATTTTATCAACTCTCTTATTAAAGGAAGGTCATCTAATTTTTCTGCTCTATGTATTTTATTACCTTCTTCATCATAATCTACTACTTCTCTTAACCATGAATCTAATTTAGTTACCCCTTGACTTTTAGATTCTAATGAATTAGTTTTTATAAAATAAGAAGTAACCTTAGTAACATACTTATTATCAGATATAGTAAGTTGAGGTCTAAGTAAGTTAGTATTATTAGTAAGTCTAGCTCTAGATATACCTATTTGTCCTCCTCCTGCTAATTCTGATTGTATTTTAGTATTGTAGAATATAGCTAATTTAAAAGCAACCTCCCAGAATTCATCTACTGTCTTAGGTCTAGCGTCATATCTAGCTACTATCATATTTTCCAGACCATCATTAGGCATACCTATTAATCTTCTTTTTATTACTCTTATAGATCCAATAGATGCAGAATCTTCTGAATCATCTACTGCATAAGGGTCAATACATAATGAATATAAATCTTTAGGTATTTTCCCTTTTGAATCTACCATAGGTCTTTGTCTTATTCTTATACAAGAAGTAAGATCCTGACTTTTATCTATAGGATACATATCTACAGAATTTAAAGTAGAATCAGGGTAAAAAGATACTGTATCCTTAGACTCATTGTCATCATATTCAAGTGTACCGGGAATCCATAGCTGATTAATATAATCTTTATTTCTCTCTAAATATTTCTTCCTCTTCTTTAACATTTCAGTAGGAAAGAAATTAGTAGATACTCTAGCTAAAGCTTCAGAAGGTGTAAGAGGTTGTTCAGCCTTAGTCTTTATAATAGCTTCAGAATTACCTGTTTTCTCTACTTTATCTCTTTCTTTTAATACTTCTTTTTCTGCTGATATTATATCTAGATTACCATGTACATCCATATGATTTTCTCTAACCATAGTAGCAGGTACAAAGTAACCACAAGTATCATAGTCATCATCTTCCCATATATTATCTACTGATAAGAATCCATATACCTCAGGATTTTCATGTATATATTGTAATCCTTCTATACCTTCATCTGATTTATTACCCCCTGTACCAAATACTGTAATATATCCTTTTACTATACCTGCTTGCTCTACTTGTGGTTTACATATAATAAGACATTGTAACAAGTTAGGAAATGAACCCCCTTCTTCAAATGTTACTTTTAATCCTGCTTTACCTCTGGCATTATCTGGTTTATCTAATGGAGTAGCAAATATCTCTGATTTGAATCCTCTTTCTATCCCATCTTGATCTAAGTAAGAATTCCTCATATGTCTCATAGAATTCTTTACTTGTCTCAGTTTACCAAACTCAGTAGTATCTCTCATGTAATCTAACATAGGAACTACTTTATTGATAATACCATCTTTTACTAATGCTTCTTCTGTAGCTGCAAAGTAATGAGATTTAGATCCGGGTATAAAGTTCATATTATATACCCCTTCAAAAGCTTCTTTATAAGAGAATCCTCCCCTTCTTGTTTTAAGTATAGATAAATGCTTACCGGGAGATACAGGCTCTTTTAAAAAATCTAATCCATATTTCTTTAAATCTGATTTAGTAGCTCCAAACTGACAGATATGTTTAAGCATCCAATATTCATAATCTACATAAAAGAATCTAGGTCTTTCATATACCATCTTATTAAAAGGATTCTTCTTTAATTCCTCTTCAGTAGCTAATCTCTCTATTACCCCATAATTCAAATAAGCATAATGCTTACCACTAATCCACATACCTCCTACTGAATAGCCATTCATACATCTATTATGTTCTTCTTTCCAGAAGTCAACATATTCATAACTATCTTTAGGGGCAAGAGTATATAATCCTTTATTCTTTTTAGCTTCTAAAGCAGTACGCTGAAACTCTCTAGTATTTACTAATTTTCTCATATACTATTAATCATGTACATCTTCAAACAAAGATTTACTTTTACCCCCTCTAGCTATATTACCTTTACTTCTTTTC